CCATATATGTTTTGCATTTGTTGTGTAGAACTTGCAACAGTATCGCCCTCAGCGTTTAGCCATAATGTTTGTGCTTGTTCCCATCTGTCCATCACACCATTGTTATTATTGTCTATAAATGATGCTTCTGAATAATATCCTAATTGCTGAATCGTTATTGGAAAATCGTTATAATTAGGAAAATCAATTTTAAAGGCATTTACACCATAAATGGGATGATACCTTAGAACAGAGCCTAAAGACGCTCTAAGGTGCTTAAAATCACGCTTAAAACGTATGTCTATTGACTTGTAACTTAAATCAATATAACCATTGCTTGATGATTCTATTTTTGTGCTTGTATTTTCTCCTAAGTATCTAAGCCATATTTTATGGTTATCAAACTCAAGTCCTCTATCTTTTATTTTTTCATATTCTAGTAAATACTCAAAACTATTCAATGAAGAACGAAACACAGTTGCATTCTGTTCGTTTCCATCATAATAGAATTTGGGTTTCTTTTCAAACTTATATCTGCTTAGTTTTTTAACACCTATTTGAAAGCGATAATTCGCACCATCATTGTCAGTTGTGTTTATTAGTTCACCATTATATTCAAATGTTTCTATTGGCGTCATTGTAGCGTTTAATGATCCACCGCCATACACAGTAGCGTATTTATAAAATTGCCCGAAAGACAAAAATGGTATTAGAAACAAATACTTTAACATTTATAAAACTTTTGTATAAGCATAAGTCATATACACATCACAAGACCAACCACCAGTAAATGCCCCGTTTGACCACATTTTGAATGACTTATTAATTAACGAACCAGCATCAACACCAGCGCTAGGTTGATTTCCAGCAAACACATAGCTTGCATCAGCACTTTTTGCACCCATAAACCTCGAAGCATAATCCCAATATAAAGCGATTTGTGAATCATCCCATCCAAAATACAAATTTTTATTAGAAGATTCTGCGGAAGCTGCATAAGTGCATAATACAGTAACACTTAAAGGCATTACCATATAGCCACTTAAAGCACCAACTAATGTTTTGGATGTTGTGTGCAACGCCTGAACCTCTGTGTTGTTTAAAGAGAATTTATCCGTTTGAATAACATATTTAAAGTCCATCTTTTTAGATGTTCCTTGTGCAGATGAAGACACATCTGACACGTCTACCACCATAAGTAAATCCCCAGAACCCGCCTGAGAATCCATTGCTGTTTTATCGGTTAACCTTTGTCCCGCCATAATTAATAGTTTTTTTGGTTAATTTTTTAATATAGTTTTTAAGTTTCTTAAAATTTTCCCTACTAGAAGGATATGTTCTTCTTTTAACAGCCATAAATAGTAATTCCTGCACCTTGTAAGTAATTCTTTAATCTATTGCTTCTTGCAACATTGGTGTCTAAATTAATACCTGCATAATAGTTTCTTGTTGTTGGGTCTAGGTCAGCACCCGTATTGCTTGAATACTCAGGAAATGAACTTGAATTATTTCTTAAATAATCAATGCAACGCTGTCTGTAAAATTCAGCTGCATCTGTTGCTGTGTCCATTACTGGTTTTAGGTCATCATAAGTAGCACTTGCTGATTGATCCGTTGCACCCATTACCACAACAGCGTTGTTCACGAATCTAAGTCGTAAATAAGGAACAAGAGAAACGAATGCAAATTGCACTAATGCGGGTTGTATGTATGTTTCTACAAGTGTCTTATAAGCACCAGTTAAACTGCTTCCTTGAATATCTGATTTTAGTTTAGCATCAAGGTCTGTTCCAAGTATAGGTAGAATGCTCATATCTTGTGCTAATAAAATATAAGGCATTATTAGGTCATCGGAAACTGAACCGCCAATTGCTGAATCCTTTTTTAATCGTGTTGAACTTATGTATAGTGTATGTTGTATCGCCATAGTTTTATTTTATTTTACGCCTGGATAATGACCTTGATTAGGCATATTCACAGGTGCTATTACTGCTTCTTTAATTCCTCTTGGTTTTGGTGTATAGCTTTTAGGAATGCTATCTGTCTTTTTGTAGTCATCCATACTTTGACTCTCTCTTAATTCTGTTCCTTGTTTTAATCTATATAGAATCACTTTGAAAGCGTGACGACAATAAACCCCTCCTTTGAACTTGAAAAGGTCGTATGGTCTACCTTTGTGTCCTAATTGCTTGTTCACACCTTCACGACTTGCTTTGTCAATATCTTCTAACCTATAAACAAATCCTGCTTTAGCTAATCGCATCATATTCTTGCAGAATGTCCTTGTTGACTTACTTGGTTTTCTGCTCTTTTTAATATACTTAAATCTTACTCTGTAATAAGACTTGTCTAATTGACTTGGTTGGTCTTCGTTACTTCTTATTTCATCAGCAAACTTTTCTTTGTTTTCTTTGATTAGTTTTTTAGCCCAATCTTCATAATCTTCAATTAATCCTTCGTCTTGTTCATCTACAACTTCCCATACTTCTTCATCCATTTGTTCGCCTTGTAATTCTTCAAATATTATGTTTAAATCATCATCTGACATTTCAACAAAATCATCAGAATCAATATCTTCTTGGCTAACACCTTCTTTTTCTTGGTCTTCTTCTGATTGTGTCTTAGTAACTTCTAAATCAATGAAATCAGCAGGTTTAAGCGATTTAAAGTATAAATCAAGGTTTATATCATTAACTCTAAATATCTTGTCCAAGCCCTTTAAAAGCGTGTTCTGGAAGGGAATGACGATTGTGTTGTTGAACAAACTGTAGGCATCCCTCAGTTCGTCAGCATTATTACCAAGTCCACCACCTTCTCCACGTATTCCAAAAAGAATTGGTGATGTAACACGATGTCCTGCAAGTATTTGATTTACCGCCTGTTTACTCATTCCTTCCCACGCAGACTGAGCGTCATTCATTTGAATTGGTTCTATTACAGGTGCAGTTTCCTTTCCGTCATTAAATGTAATAAGTATTTTACCAGCATTTCCACTACCTGCAAATTTAGCATTCAATTGTCGCTCTATTGTTCTTCTTTCTTCTTCTGTTGGGATTCCGTTAGAAAAACCAACGTGCATCGAAGGTGTCATACCACTTGTGATATTAGATAAATGAAACTGAGCTATTTCTAATTCCATTTGAATCCAATCAGTAGCAGCTACATAATCTGGTGCAAAGCCATAAAACAATGCAGGGTTTTTATCTCGGATCATTAGAATTTGAGATGCCTGTGTTCTATCTTCTGTGCTGAAGGCAGCGTAAGGTCTTGGTCGGTATTCTGACTTCTTAGATTTAGACCAATCAGCACTGTAGTAATAAGTATCTACTTCGCCATCAATCATTTTACCAGAACGGATATATTGAGCAGGTATATGCTTCATTTTTGCTATCTTGCTTCTATCTCTTGACCATATCACATTTACATAACAACCCCCAAACAATTTTAAATCCATCGCTAAGTCTTTTAAGACATCATCATCTGAATTATGCAAGAGTTCCGTTAATCGCAAATAAGATTCTTTTGTAGCTTCTGATTCGTCTGCATTGGTAGCAGCTAATCCTTCGCCATATATCATTGCACCGATTGACTTAACTAATGCACCATTGATTGCACTACCTAAGAATAGGTCTAATAGATAATTTGGATAAAGATTATCCTCTCCAAAACTTACCCAGTCCTGATTAGATTTTTCCACTAAATGTGGAATATTATAATGTGATAATTTTACTAAGTTTAAATTCATAATTACGAGTTTGTTATGTAAATTGTTCCTGTGTCTTCATCGTTAGTAGTATATTCTGTGTATTCAACAGGCGGTGTTCCTTTAAAAAGTGCAGTTGTTTCATCTACTGTTAGATTAAGAGTTCCTGTGTAAAGTATGTTTTTTTCACCGCTTATATCTTGATACAAAGTTATATCATAAAAACCCAAAGGAAAGTCTGTTGTTCCCCACTCTAAAAGTTCTGGTGGACTTGGTGCTGGTGATGTTCCTCTTGTGGTTTTTAGATTAATTTTCCAATACCTATCATTTTCATCTACTGTTGAAAATTCTCCTGACTGGGTGTTTCCTGTATATTGACTTACAGCATCATATTTTACTATTTTTGTGTCAGGGTCTTGAGTTATCCATTCGTCCTGTAGTTGTAAATAGAAAAAATTATTTCTTACAAGCCCTGCGTTCTTTTTATATATTTTTAACTGCAACATATTAAAAAGTTATATAAACAGACTCTGTGTCCGCATCGTTAGTATCATACTCTGTATATTCCACCGCAGGGAATTTATGCGTTCCAGTCTGTTTTGCAGTTAGATTTCCTAATCCTCTCCATAAAACTGTTAGCCCTGTTGGGTCTAAGTTAGTGGATGAATCATTGTTGTCATATACAATAACATCATAAAAACCCATCGGTCTTTCATCAAATCCAAGATAAGCAAAACCTATCTGTCTAAAATAATCAGTTGGCTCTGTTGTTAAAATTCTAAAAAAAGCACTAGAATACCTGTCAGTTTCACCAAAAGTGGATGAAATAGCTGTTGTAGAATTTCCTGTTTGGTGACTCACAAATTCCATCAAGGGTTTTCCATTGCTTACAAGGTCTACATAAGGCATTCGGATTGGTTGTGCATCACTATCATTAACACTTGTTTTCACCATTTGAATCATCTTTTTTCTTCTTTTTAGGTTTATCTTCTATAAATAAGTTGTTTCTAATATGTTCTCTAAGTCCTTCTATTTGTTTTTGTGTTAGGTCATCTAAAGGTATATTAAGTGAATCAATACTTTTACCTTCCCATTCTTTTTTTAATTTCCAAGCCATAGTGTGTTTATTATAAATATAAATATAGGTTATTTGTTTTTTTTAAATAAAAAAAGGGGCAATAAAACCCCTTTCTTCTTTTGTATTGAGTAACGATTATGGTAATGTTCCCACAGTAATAGTTAATGCACTTTCATCAGCTAAACCATCAAACGGGTATTTAGCAGTAGCAGGTCCCGCACTCGCAGGTATCTGTATTAAACCATTCTTTTCTTGTGCACCCCATTCAATAGTATAGCCATTTTGGTCACCCATAGCAACGCCCGTAAAAATTGTTCCACCCGTTACGTGACAGCCATTGTTCATTCCTAATAAGAATACATTGTCGTTTTGGTCTTGAACAAATATCTGTGCTCTTGAGTAAGCCATTAATCTAAGCTCATTGGTTGTATCGTGGTCTATTTTCTGTAAAACTGCTGACAATGTTTGCTCAAAGAATGCAGTTCCATTAGCATTATCAGAATTAACATTTACAGTCATAGAACTTAAATTAGGCACTAAGTCATACTTAAATACAGTAGTTGCACTACCCGACTGTGCTGACCAAGTAGCAAAACCTGCAGTAGTCATTTCCGTTAGAGCTATAGTAGCAACAGCTTCAATGTTGTTATTGTATGCTTTACAGATAAAGATAGCTTTCAAGCCACCAATAGTGTCTTTACAGTCTATTAATCGTCCTCTTGTAATATCACAAGCCATATTATTATTGTATTAAAAAGTTAATAAAAAGGGAGTGTATTGCAACTCCCCATTTAAAGTATCTATTAAGTCCAAACAGTTGAACCGTATACACCATCTGTTGCTACAGCAGTTTGAACACCTACAGCAAAGTTCATTACAACTCTTACGTTGTCTGATCCATCATATTCGTAAGTAGGTATTAATCTTGCTTCTGTCCAATCAGTTGCAAGGTTTGTTCCGAATACTAAATTCTCAGGATAAGTGAAAAGAATAGTGTCGTTGAACATACCCGGACATCTGTATATTGGGTATCCAAAGTAAGTAGCAGTATCAGATTTTGCGTCAAATCCTAATCCAGAAATTTGTCCTTGATTAGAACCTGCAGAAGCTAATGCTTGAATGTAGAAACCATAAGTCTTGTTGTTCATGTAGAAACCAACACCAGGCTTAGTAAGTATTCCTGAAATGTCAGATGCAGCAGCATTATATACTGAAGCCATATCAGTTAAGATATCACTAGCAGCTAAAGCATCAGCAAAATCAACTTCTGTAAAGTCT